GCCTGTGGTTTCAAGGGTATGAACATTCAAGAGATGGGAGTGTGCTTATCCAAGAAATGGGAGCAATTTGTTGACCCTGTTGCGATCGGACTTGATGCAGTAAAGTTCGATATGCATGTGCATCTTGAGATGCTGGGATGGGAGCATAGTATATACAGAGCTATATACCGTAGTGAGGATAAGACCGACCGTGATTTGCTATCAACACTGCTGTTGTGGCAAAGGTACAATAAAGGAAAAGGAGTGTCATCTGATGGCAAACTTTGGTATAAGGTGAAAGGTAAAAGGTTTTCTGGGGATATGAATACGGCGCTTGGTAATTGTCTTATCATGTGTGGTATGATTTACTCCTGGTTGGCCATGAGCCATGTAGCCCATGCTGAACTTGTCAATAATGGTGATGACGCCGTAGTAATTATTGAACGGAAGGATCTTCACAGGCTTCTGAATTTAAAACAACATTTTGCTAGGTTTGGTTTTCGGATGTCAAATGACGATCCTGTCTATGAGTTAGAACACATTGAGTTCTGTCAAATGAAGCCAGTCTTCGTTGATGGGGCCTATGTTATGGTTAGAAATATTCATTCAACTCTAGAGAAGGATTTGATGACTGTTATTAATATCAGTGACCCCTTGGTTGCTCAAAAGTATTTCACTGCTATTGGGGATGGCGGATTAGCTTGCTATGGAAATGTTCCTGTTTTAGGAAAGTTTTATAACATGCTAAAGAGGGTTGGAAACAATCGTAGATCCAGAATTTGGAAACATCCGCAATTTGAAGGGGGCTGGTATTATCACGCAAAAGGAGTCTCAGTGGAAGAAAGAATTGATGAAGCATCGAGATATGGTTTCATGTTGGCATTTGACATCCATCCGGATTTTCAGATAGAACTGGAACAGTACTTCGATGCGGTGTCAGTGGACTGGAATGTCTCAACTAACTTTGTTGGTATGGATGTTTTAGGTGTCATCAAGTCTTTGGGCTTAGTTAGTCCACTAACTAGCTCCGTAAATCGACGACTTCAATTTGCACAATGACCAAGAACAATAATAATATGAAAACGACCAATACCAATGCCACACAAACCAAGAAACCGCGAAAAAGACAAAAT